ACAGACATATCAGAGTTAGGGTTAACTAAACGCTGTAGTGAATCTTCTGCATTAAGAAATGCAGCACTGATTGGTTCAAGAGCAGCATCTCTTTCAGCGGCATTACGAGACATGTTATTAAAGACTCTGTCTAGTGAACGTGTTAGTGCATCTGAAAATAAACGAGCCTGACGGGCTACTACTACACCATTACGCATGTAAGTTATACCATCAACTCGTCCTGCTAACAATAGATTTAGATTGCCAGCATTTTCAAAGTATGCTTGTGCTGATGCAGCATCAAATACTTCTCCGTCAACTAAAGCCTTAATTGCGCTTTGGTCATTATACCCAGGAAAGTTTTTTGCAATTTCATCTAGTGCAATTGACTTTGCACCTGGAGTTCCGCTTGAGTCTTTTACCTTTTTAAGCGCAGGACCTAGTCCATCTTGCCAGAATGAATAAACTAACGGATTCTTAAATGTATCTCCAACAGCCTTTTCTACTGAAACACCATTGTTAATTGCTTCAGTAAGCGAGTTAGCAATACGCTCACCCTTAGTTACACCCTTGCTTAGTCCACCTGTTATCCAAGTAAGTGGGTCTATAGCAATCTGATAAACAAAATCTATAACACCAGATACATTTTTTGTTGTACCGCTAACACCACTTGATGGTGGCTTGCGGTCAAGCATACGAGCAATGTCTCGTCCTGGAGAAATCTGTGCATACTTTACGCCATCTAGTACTTCTTTAAAAGCCTCTGGTTCATCATAGGCTTTTTTAATTGAGTTAAGAAGGTTAGCGTCTACTTTACCAAAGTCTTGAACAATCTCGCCAGGAGTTTTACCCGCAAGTAATCCTTTAGCAACCATAACATCAAACTCACCAAAGTAACTGGTTGCTTCCGCCAGAGCCTTGTCATCATACTGATTCTTTCCGTCCCATGCATCTGTCCATGTTTTCATTGAAAACAAATCTTCGCCCTGTGCTACCTGTCGTGCTACCTTGTAAGGCTGGTTAATCAAGCGGTTATATTGTCCACCTAGTTTAAATAAACCAATTAATGGTGATGCAACTATTGTTCCGATAGTTTTGGCAACACCAAAAAGACGGTCTGATACATCAGGTGCATCCTGCATGTAGTCAGCATCCTTAAACATAAACTTTAGTTGGTCTTGAAATTGAGGCTCTAAACGGTTATATTCTTTACGAGCCATTTCTGTACCAAGTTTAACTAGTTCACGATGCTTTTTAATCGTGTAACTCATCTGCTCTATTTGGTTTTTTTCTACGCCAGTTAGGTTTGCAGTTTTTGCAGCAGCGTAAATGTTAGGTGATACCTCAGCAACAATCGGTTTAATGTACTGGGCCATTAAAAATCTCTATCAAGAATTGTTCTGTAAATTAACTCTGCATCTCCTGATGAATCAAACTGTGCTAAATACTTTAATGTGTCAAGAAGCGTTGGTGTTTGATTAGGTAAACCACGCATTGCCTCTGAACCTGCACCATCACCCATGTCAATGCCAGATGTAATTGGCTCATCAGGACGCATAGATGGCGCACCTAGCGGTGTTGGCATTTCTATTTGAGGCATCTGTGGCATTGAACTGCCTTGCATGGGCGCACCTGTTTGTTGCGCCATAGTTGCTTGACCTTCTCCGTATGGCAAGCCAGCAATGTATCGTGCAGGTTGTGTGGCACGGCCCGATTGGCCAGCACCACCAGTTGCTGAAACATTTGCTGGATTATTTTGAGGGGCTGTTGGACGATACCCACCACGATTTTCTGGGGCAGTTGTCATTCTTCATCCTCCTCTTGCTCAATAGGTTCGTGTTTAGTACCAAGTACTTCGCTGTTGTACTCTTGTGCCATCTTCATCATCCCGTATGCGTTCCATGGTGTCATGGCTTCGCTAACTTCTGTGTGTAAATATCGGGTCCCTTCGTAGTCTGCCCACTCGGTTATCATTAACCAGTTAGTGCAGATGAACTCAGTCCCCTTCGTATCTTCTTCGAGAAGAATCTTTAAGGCTTCTTCTATTTTGTCTCTAAACTCTTTGCTCATTTTGCGTACTGAATCTTTGTAATAATAGGTTCACTAGTGTGAATATCCCAGTTGCAAGAAATTTTTATTGCTTTGCGGATGATAACTTCTGCTTGTTCTGGAGTTTTTGTTTTACTAATACCCATTGCTGCCATAGCACCAAGGGCAACATCGCCACCGCTACCATTAAAATAAATGCCACGACTATCACGGTCCCAAGAGTAATCCTCAAATATAGGATACAAGACTCCATGAACGCTAATAATAAAACTCGAATCCTGTGCAGCAGCATCCCCATCTTCTTTCATGTCATAACCTGCGTCAATAAATGTCTTACGCATTGCTGGTATAAACTTTTGTGTCATAAACAAATCTAAGTCTTCTAACTTAGTTGGCTTAGGTGGCTTCCATCCAAACTGCAATAAGTTAGAGCCGCGACTAGCGCCTGCTCCTGCAATTAAGTATCCGTTGTTTTCGGTAATCTTGTGAGTAGCAATCGTCATAGGACGACCGCTTTCATCAGATGCTCTAGAGTCGCAACCAATTACAGACCAGCCATCTCCCTGATAAGCAGCGAGTGTTGTCATTGTCCCCTACCTTTATTAGTTAGCGTCTAGTTACTGTTCTTGCCGATGCTGAGGCTTCTCCGCCTGATGTTAAACTTGCTAAAAGACTTTGCAGTTGTGGTGGTTGCTGTGGTTCTAAAGAAGCGCCTCCTGCTGGCGCGGCGGGAACAGGGGACGGTTGCTCAACCTGTGCACCAGCAGGAGGTAATTCTGGCGCAAAGACTTCTTCAACGGCATCCTCTATTGGTACGCCACGTTGACGAGCCTTAATAACTCCAGCGATTTTATTTACCACGGCTGATGGGTCCCCACCTTGCACAGCCATTTGTGGAATGGCTTGTGTGTATGCTTGTAAAGAACTAACCAGTGCTTTACGCATATTCTCAATTTCAATCTTTTCTTGTTCCTGCGTTACGTTAATACCAAACGGTAGTTCACGCATTGCTAAGTCTGTAGAAATTAATCCACCGCCCAGTGCTTGTAGCATAAAGATAAGTCCCTGTGCTGGGTTAAGCCCAGCAAGCATGCCGTATCTAACATCGGCAGTAAAGTCACTCTTAATATCTTTGCCTGGCTTGTAGGTAAGGCTATAAGGAGAACCTGCATCTACGCCACGGATTGTTTTTTCAAAATCAAAAAACTTCTCATCTACCTCAAAACATACAGAGATAACATCTCGTAATGCAGAAGCAAAGATAGCCTGAGCAGATTTAACCTGCGTATCAAAGCCACCCATAAGTGCTTGAACACCTTGACCAGTAATAATGGAAGCATCAATGTTTCCAGTACGTCCCTCTGGGTAACGTGTTCCTGTTCGTAGTTCCTGCTGTAACAAAGCCTGCTCAGTAAATGCGCCAGGTGGAATGTTAAGGTCTACGCGTCTTACACCTGCTGGGTTTGCTGTGCGAATAATTGCATCGCCACCCAGTTCAAGTTCTGTTACATCTGTTGGTAGAACAATTGGAGCCTGTACTGACTTTTCTGCTGCTTCCATCGCAAGTAATGCGAACCTGTTACGAAGCAACTGAATACCCAATACATCATCAAACTGTCCACGCATCTCACCATCAACTGATGGACGCTTAGCAACAACAACCATCATTTTACCAAGCGGATTTTTTGCCTTAGATAAAATTAAATTGTTTCTATCTGGAACAAACAACAGAGATTGCTGTGCATCGTAATAACGAATTATCTCTAGTTGAGCGTTAAGGTCTCCCTTGTACATTTCTGGACCAAGGAGTTCTCTTGCATACTCAGGGAACTCTGCAGCGAGTTCTCCAATGCTCAAGTAATAACGCTTAGCAAAGGCAATACAGCGTCCGTAGCGGTCAAATTCTGGGTAAGCCCCCACTGGATTTTCTACGCGAATACGCGGTAGCCCTGCTTCTTCGTCTAATTCAATAATGAAAGGGACGAAACCAAATGTGATGTACATGTCTGCGCCTGTGTACATCTGTACTTGTAAATCTGAGTTAGAAAAATAATTGTTAGCAATACGAGTGCGTGTATCTGCAAACTTACGAGCACGGTCGTTGGCTTGGTTAGCAGCAGAACAATTGACAGATGGTAGTGGAGCCATGACCTCAGAAAGGTCACGGGCCACAATGTCAATAAAGTTTGCTACTACGTTAGCGTCAACACCCTGTGGAAAAAAGTCTGGGTAAACACTTGCTATCTGTCCTTTACGAACGGCAAGAACATCTTGCTGGCGTGCATCACGCTCTGCAGCACGGTCTTTAAGGGATGCAACCCGTGCAGAAATTTGTTCTATAGAAAGCATTATTATCCTAACGGTTGATTAAAATTACTTAGTCATGTTTCTGTAAACTTTATTTACATACTTAGCACCCTTTTTTGTGATGCCACCGATTGCACGTAGCCCAGGACCACCGACAGCAAGAAGTGCAACATCAGCAGCAGACTTTGGCATTACATACTCATCAACAATTTTCATTGCCTTAAGTGTGTTACCACCAATGGGTGTTTTATTTATTTTAACTGGTGCGCGGTTAGCCATTAGTTAAAATTAAAGACCCATACGTCTTAGGTCTGCTTGGCTACGTGGGGCATTTGAGTGGTATGGAACAATTGGTTTTGTTAAAGGTTTTGTTCCAGGCTGAATAACTTTAACGTGTCCGCCGCTTTCCTTGTAAACAGGATTAACGTTTTTTGAACCCTTGCCTGAGATTCCGCCTACTCCGCGAACTACTGCTTTAATAATTTTAACTGGGTTTGGCATTTTATTTTTCCTTATCTGTATTGTTTTTAATAAAAATTACTTAGCCTTTTTTGCTAACGCTGCTGCTTTTTTTGCTGCAGCCTTATTTGCATCATCAAACTCTTTACGAATTTTTGCTGCTAGTGCTGCTGCTCCAGACTTACCCAACTCTGGGTAGCCTTCGTAAATAACTTTTGCATAACCAGACATTGTTTTTGGCAATTCTCCAAATGGTCGCTTAGGCATTGATGCCTTCTTTAATTGCGCTTTGTCTGATGAAGAGCCAAGGGGCTTCATCTCCATATTTCTTGCATTGCCGCCAGTTGACTTGGCAGTTCCTGTAATTTTTACTGCTGCCTTTTTCATTCTTGCCATTTGTTTTATCCTTATCCGTATTGTTGATTCCACATTTCAGATGTGGCATCATCTAAGTTAATTGAGGTACGTTTGTGTTGCTGCGCTCTAGTAGCCCAACGATTGTTGGCGTACCTAGCGATATTGCTATTTTGCTGCATGAACTCACGGGCACGGATAACCGCAAACCACAAAGCCATAACAGTATCTGTCTTACCTTTGGTGTCAGGCTTCCAGGTAATTAACTGTTGGACTAACGCCTTCATACCTTCTGAGTTTTCAGTACTAGGTAATTCTATAATGTTGTTCTTTTGGAACTTACCTTCGCGAGTAGTGCCAAAGAGTGTTGACATTGATGCCACACCGAAGTTTGTGTCCCATTTGTTCTTGCCTGTAAAGTGAGAATTAAGCCGTACGCCGTGTGAAGAGAGCCATGTTCGTAGTTCTTCATCAAGGGAGTAGGCTTTTTGGTGGGCGTTGATTTCAACGCGGAACTCTTGCGGTCTGTACCGAAGCGTAAAATCTTCAATGGCTTGCCTAATCTTTTGTGGTGTAGGTTCTGCCATGTTTAAACATTCCAGAACATAAATCTTTCCATCAGCCCTGTTATAAGTAATAGCCACAAATGCAGCGTTACCCGCCATAGCGGGGTCAAAGCCTACAATGGTATATCCCTCAACATGAGTTGGGTGTCCTGGTGCACCTGGTCTTAATTGACCACGCTTACGCATGCCGTTAATAGAACCTTGCACCAGTTCAGGTGGAAAGATAGAGTCTTCAGTTACATCTTCTTGTTGATAAACAAGTGCCCATGTTGCTGGGGTTACTTCGCTTCTACGCTTAAAAAGCGTTTCGCCATCCCACTTAGGGTATAACCCTTCTTCATTAGGTGGGGTATCTTCATCCCCGTCCCAGGGTGTATCACTTGCAGGCCAGAGGGTTGTCCAGTCTTCTGGCTTATCGCTATAGTCAAGAACTGCTGGCATACCCATGTATGTGAAAGGTGACTTGCCACCAGACCAATGCTTAGGGTCGCGGAGTTCTTTATAAAAATCAGATGGGGCGATACGGGTTCCTACTACCAGTAACTTACCGTTCTTGCCCAGACGGGTAATAACTTCCTTTTGTAGCCAGTTAATCTGCTTCTCATGCTCGTGAGCGTTAGAGGTAGTTATGCAGTCATCTAGGATAATCAGGTCGGCACGTGCGCCGTAAATCTGACCACCCATACCCAGTGCCTGAATCGTTGGGTCTTTTTCACTTGAGTTTCTCGCATCACTCCCAAGGTAGACCGTGTCAACTCGCCAAGTATCTGAGTCTTCTTTCCAGCCCCCTTCTGGTCCAAAAGTTGTTTGTAACTTTAGCCAGCGCGGGTGGGATAATCTCTGCTTGATTGCGTACACGAACTCGCGTGCTTTGATAAGGGTCTTCGAGACCACAATAATGCGGACGTTCGGATTGAGAGCGATGCGATAAGTTGCGTAGTTAACCGTAATGACGGTTGATTTGGCGTGCTCAGGGGGAACGTTTAGAAGTAGGCGGTTCCGATTGCCTGGCTCGTAAATCATATTGGGGTGCAGCCATGATGGCTCGCGTCCCTCTAATAGGTCAATCCAATCCATGTGATGAGGAAAAACCTTCTGGTCCAAAAACATCTCAGAGAACTGAGGAAAGGTAATATCTTCACGGGCTACGCCCATGGCTTTTAATGAACGCTCTTTAGCGTTTTCCTTTGCCTCGGCTAGGGCAGTAGCAAAGGCTGGGTCTCTCAGACACCAGATACGAACAGTGTCTGGCTTTTTGCCATTTTGTTCCATAGCCCTATGCACAGACATACCTTCAGAAACCAGCGCCAAAACTTTGGCTTTAGCCTCTGCCGCCATAGCGGTACGAGGGTTATTAGTCTTCTGAAAAGTCACGTAACTGTCCCATCTGCATATAGTACAGACCAGTTAGTAACGGATAG